TGAAGCAAAAGCTTTCCTTGAAAGAATGGCAAAACGAAGAGGTTAATTATGACTATTAAAGCCCCCGCATGGTGTGAAAATGCCGTCCCTACCGCAAATGGATGGGAAGACCCTGTATCTGGTGAATTGTATTCATCTGGTGGATTCACTCAAGAACAAATTGATGAGTTTCATGGTATTGCACCTAAACCACAACCACAGGTTTTAACCGAAGTTCCAAAAAATAACTTTGTGAAGACTCCTGTTCAAACATTGACTGAAGCCCCTGTTGGTGGTAAGTCTCTAGATGAAATGACTAAAGTTGAACTAGAAGCGCTTGGACGTACTTACGGTATTGAACTAGACCGTAGACAACACAAAGAAACTCTAATAGAGCAAATATCTGACATAATTGGCTAGTTATGAATCTGCTGGCAAAGGCGAATGAATATATTGTAGGAAATAGTGGATACGGAATTATAGGTCTGTTCTACATAAGTCTTGCAGTTGTCGGATATGATTTAACAATCAATCAGAACTGGTCATTGTTGTGGTGGTATCCTGTAGGAACTGTCATAATGTTGGTACTCAGTTCTGCATTCTACCATCGTTCAATCGCACACCCAACATGGAAGTGTCCAAACTGGTTGAGATATCCATTGACGTTTATCTCAACTGGTCTTGGATTAGGTGCGGTAATTCCTTGGGTCGCAACCCATAGACAACACCACTACCATTCAGAAGTAGACGGTGACCCACATGGGCCGCAGTATTCTCTTCGACACAATCTCAACATCTATCTTACCAAACCCAACTTTATGTATGTCAGAGACATACTGAGAGACCCCCTATATGTTGCACAATTAAAATACTTTTGGTTGTGGGCAGCAATTACTATTGGTCTGTTTAGTTTAATGTTTGGATTTGTTGAATGGGCATTTGTATATGTTACCATGATTGTACACCAAGTATTCTTGTTATATGTTGGTCATATCAGATGGATTCCACAGAATGGATGGAAAGGACATTTCCTTGGACTCATTTATTCACCTGAAATCTATCACCTAAAGCATCATGATAAACCCATGAACGCTAGACTTGGTAAAGTTGATTTACCCTATTTGTTATTAATTAAGTGGTTCAAACACAATGGTGCTAGATAGAAATCTAATTCATTCCGACTTTATATTATACCCACATAGAATAAAACGAGAAAAGTTCTTTGAGGAAATTGACCGTGCAAAGAACTATCTATCAACACGATTCTCTAAGGGTGACCATATAACGATTGGATATACCAATAATAATATAACAAGTCTTGCGTTTATATTCGCATCCTTTGAACTTGGTATTGCAGTAAAGGTAATGAGTGAACCCTTTTTCTGCGGCCCAGAGTTCGACCCAGAACGTTTTGAACATCTATTGACATTGATGAAAGATTATGATACAATAGACGGACGTTGGATACTTGATGGTATGGTCAACGATAGAGATGATGAGATACTAGGTGGACGTGCTACAAAAAGAGATATCTTTGGCAGTTCATTTCAGAATATGATAAATGAACTAGGTATCCCAAACTATTATATGGGAGATTATAAATCCTCCATAACAAATACCATCGATGTTGATGTTGCGCCAACAGATAATGCAACGTCTTACTTTGAGGGTGGCGATTGGTTAAGTGTTCCACCAGTAAAGTTTAAGTCTCACGAATATGTCTTAGAGAAGGTCAATAACCAACACATATGTTTTAAAGATAAGGTTGTTGGATTAACAAAGAACATGCATCATGACAATGCACTGGAGAGATTGATACTACCCGCAATGATGCATAGTAGTAAATTAGTTGACTTTCAGATTCCTGAACCTGACTTTGGTGGATTCTTTGTTACAAACGACAAAATAAGTATAGAGGAAATGTTTGATTACATCTTGACCTTTGTGGATAAACTCATTGATGTGTTTGAAGTCGATATTATTATGGCTCCAAGCGATGATACTTTATTTGAGTGGTTGAGTCGTAGAGATACTGACTTCAAAAAAACACTAGAGATTATACTTCACGACAAGATTACCGATGAACATAGAAAATGGGAATCTGAATTAGATATTAAATTTGTTATATAAATGATATACATACCTACATGATGAAATTGACAAAAGACAACCTCACCCTATACGCCGCACAAAACTATCACAACCCTCGTTGTATTGATAGTGAGGAGTTCTTCGAAGACCTCAAGAAAATAAAATACATCAAACGATTACTCAATCGTTATAGAGATACTGGCATACTGTCAGAACGTCTTATTCTAAACCACCTTATCGTTATATTTAATGTGTTCGGTTACGAAGCAGGATTGAATATCCTAGAACTCAAGATTGAATTGGAACACTGGGGTGTACTCAAACCCTTTCTAATCTTTCTTAAAGCAATCAAGAATACCGAATACACCAATATCGAAATGGACAAAATAGTAGTTGAAGCTTTAAGAACGATATGATTATTCCCACAGAATCTAAGTGTGGTGACTGCACCGTATGTTGTGAAATCATGGGTTATACTGGTGCATGGAAGAGTGTGGATAGATATAACGAAGCCGAGTTCTATGGTGTAGATTATGGTGCGTGGAGTACTTGTAGTAAACTCTGCAATACTGGATGTTCTATCCAAGAAGACAAACCAAAGATATGCGAAGAGTTCTTTTGTTCTTATATTCAACATGACCTAGAAGACCACTATCGTCCAAAGGACTTTGGATTTGTTGCTAACATACAACCGTGGGATGGTGCATTAAGTATCCTTTCAATGGATAAAACTCTACCACCAGAAATTCAGTATGACAATAACAAAAAACGTTTAGATGATTTAATAGAGGAAATACTAGTCGCAGAAGGTAAACAATTAAAAGTTCGGTTACGTACTAAACAGGGAACAATTAGATTACGATGAAGTTCTTTATATGTGATGACCATAAGAAGTTTACCAAGACTGAGTTTGTATCTTTCGGTAGGTGGCATTTTTACTATGACGATAAAGTATCTGTTTATAAAGGAAAAGACTTTATTGTACTTTACTCTGGGTATTTGATTGAGGGTGACATAGAAGAAGTTGCTTCAAACTTTAGTTTCCATGATGCAAACGGAAACTTCTTTGCCGTTAAGCTGACCAAAACTGATTACGAAATATCTGTTGACTACTTCAACAATCACAAGATATTTACTGCGGACAAGTATGGGATTGAGATTACCAATCATTTACCATATATGACAATCAAAGAAGAAGATGTTGTCCGAAAAAAAATTAGATATGATTACAGACGTGAGATATATCCGATACAACAAGAAACTTTCTTTACTCACATTACTTCGTTTCTTCCTGACTACGACTATATTGAAGATTGTAAACAAGCACTCAAACAAGAAGTTTGGGATGTAGATGAACTTACCGATTACATACACGAATGCATGTCACAACATGCACAAGTAATCAAAGACAAATACAAGAATAGATTTATCTCTCTGAGTGAGGGATTAGATTCTGCGGTTCAGTCTCAGTACTTCAAGGATGACCCACAATATCTGTATCACATCTATCCGTGTGATGCGGGTGATGACGGACTCAAATACAAAGAGATTGCACAAAACAACTTCACTAATACTCAGATGTTCAAGTATGAGTCTTCAAGGAATAAAGAATACACCCATAAATTTTTAAGAGATTCATCTACTCGTTGGTCTACTATTCTACCGACCATGATACAGGTAGAGGAGGCAAATCCTGATATCGTTTTATACGGTGTTAATGGTGATGAGATGTTCTTCCGTGATTTGTTTCCACACCTATACTTATTAACTCTGAAGTATCACGACAAAAGTGTATGGTATATTCATAACAAGATTATAGATGACCTTGAACCCAAAAGAGGTCAATATGGTGCAAACTATACACTAGGAGCATATAAGAATACAGATGATTATGTAGAAGAATTTGTGGATGATTGCTTGCATTCTGGGATGAATCGTGATATAATAGAAGGTATGATGCATTTACAGATGACACCTAAGATGTACACCCGTGCAATTAGTTGTAACAATGATGTGATTACGGCATCTCTATATAATGATAGACGAATCTACCATGAAGTATTTAAACTAAACACTGAGTTTTTGGAAGAGTACGCAATGGATTCTCCTATTCAGAGAAAGATACTGGAGAAGTTTGATTACAAATTTACGACACCCCATAAAGATGTGTTATATGCAGATTATGATGGGATATTAAATAACATTTTTTCTGCGACTGTGCCAAGTTGTATGGAACAAAACATATAAATAAAGTTATGGGATTACTTAAATCAGCAGCAGACCTAGTCTATACGATTCGATTCTTGAAATTGTTAGTCACTCCGTTCGAGAAGACTGACGCATTCAAGGCGGGTATTATTGACGAAGATGGGCAAAAACGCAAAGACTTCAATACAAATAGTACTGATGACCGTGAAGCATACCGTTCTCATTATACACCATTTCACCGTCTTGTATTTAATCTAAAACGTTTGATGGCAAAAGTGCCTGGCGGTCAATCGGTGATTGCACGTTATGGTGCCGCTCTGGCCTTAATTAAAGAGGATGGTCAGTTGAGTGATGCACGTATTATGCAAATCCATGAAGAGACTGGTATTGATATTCTAGATGTCCTCGCAGAAGAAACCTCGTGGTTTATGCTTGAGGACAAAGAACTGTCGCCTGGCATTTACCGCATGAAACATGATACTGTGACTGCAACAAAATGTGAAGATATTGTAAAGAAGGGCGATAAAATAAGGATTGTAGAGACAGACGCAAAACCAATTGATGAGATTCTTGGTCTGGACATCTACAAAGGAATACACCAAAACTCTAAACAGTGGGTGTATTTTACAAGTGGGGAGATTACCCGATGAAGAAATTTAAACAGTTTGAGGAAGAGATGACTGGCACAACTGCGGTTGCAGGTGCAGGTGACGATAGTGAAACCGTACCAGTATATCTTGGTAAGAAGAAAAAGAAAAAGAAACCTGATGTAGTAAAAAGGTTTGTAGACACTAGAAAAGAAATGAGAAAACGTTGGAGTAAATAATGTTAAGTGGATTACTAGGTAGTGTGTTAGGATTTGGTGGTTCTGTTGTACCCGCAATCACTGACCACTTTAAAACAAAAGCAAACAACAAATTTGAACTTGAAAAAATGGGTAAGATGGCGGAACTACGTGCCGCTGGATTTGACCAAGAGTTCAGAATGTACGAAACAAAAGCGGATGATAATGAACATGATAGATTGGTTCAGCATGACATTAGTATCAATCAAGGGACAGGATTTATTGCTGGTCTTCAGAAGTCGGTTAGACCTATTATCACCTACTGTTTTTTCGGACTTTTCTGTGCTATTGAAGTTACCCTTTTGATGCAAGCACTGGAAGAGGGTAGGTCAATCTCCGACTCACTCAATATCCTCTGGGACGATGACACAAAGGCAATCTTTGCTGCAATTATCTCGTTCTGGTTTGGTTCTCGTGCTATTGATAAGTCTCGTAGAAAATAAGCCTTGACTTTTTACCCTAACTAGGGTACAATACAAAAACTGAAAAACTCTGGCGTGATATATACTATTACGCCCTGAAAAACTATACTCTATGGAAAAGTAAATGCCCCTAAAAATTGATAAAAAGAAAGACAAACTGCTAGCAGAATACGCAGTTGGAATGTTAAAAGATTTCTACCTAAATGATTATGAAAAGAGTCCCCAAGAAGGATTCGCAAGGGCAGCTAAAGCATGGAGTAAGTATAGAGACGAGATGGACGAAGACCTCGCACAACGTCTATATGACTATGTGTCTAATAAGTGGTTTATGTTCGCATCTCCTGTATTATCCAATGCACCCAACGGTCACGACCAAAAGAACAAAGGGATGCCTATCTCTTGTTTTCTTACCTACGTACCCGACACACTTGAGGGACTGATTGGTCACTCTTCTGAATTACGTTGGTTATCCGTTTATGGTGGTGGTGTCGGTGGACACTGGTCAGACGTAAGAACTGTATCAGACATTGCGCCTGGCCCTATGCCGTTCCTACACACTGTTGATGCCGACATGATTGCATATAGACTCTGAAGGGTTCATATGCAGCCTATATGGACGTACATCATCCTGATATTGTGGAATTCATGAATATGAGAATTCCTACAGGTGACGTTCAACGTAAGGCATTAAACTTACACAATGCAATTAATATTACCGATGAGTTCATGGAAGCTGTTCATGCAAATAAAGAGTTTGCATTGCGTGACCCCAAAGACGATTCTGTCAAAGAAACTATTAATGCTCGTAAATTATGGGAACGTATTATAGAGATTAGGTTCCGTACAGGCGAACCATATCTGAACTTTATTGATACCGCAAACGCATCACTACCAGAACCATTAAAAGAGAAAGGTCTAAAGATACACGGGTCAAACCTGTGTAATGAGATTCATCTTCCAACCAGTGCAGATAGAACTGCGGTGTGTTGTTTGTCGTCTCTCAACTTAGAATATTACGATGAATGGAAAGATACAACTATTGTCCGTGATATTGTGCGGATGCTTGACAATGTCTTGCAGTACTTTATTGAGAACGCACCAGACACAATCGCCCGTGCAAAGTACAGTGCAGAACGAGAAAGAAGTATCGGCCTCGGAGCAATGGGATTCCACAGTCTCTTGCAAAAACATGGAGTCGCATGGGAAAGTGAAACGGCAAGAGAAATCAATCGAACCGTGTTCCAACACATTAACAAAGAAGCCCATAAAGAAACCGAACTCCTTGCAGAAGAAAGGGGTGAGTATCCTGATGGTATTGGGTCTGGTAAGAGAAACTCCCATCTTATTGCCATTGCCCCTAACGCATCCAGTGGAGTAATATTATCAACCAGTCCCTCTATAGAACCATTGAAAGCCAATGCGTACACTCATAGAACTCGTGCTGGTTCATTTCTTGTAAAGAATAAATACCTTACTCAATTACTTGATGAGAAGGGTCAGAACAATGAATCTAACTGGACTTCTATTATTACTAAGAAGGGTTCGGTACAACACCTACCATTCCTCACAGAAGGTGAGAAGGCAATCTTTAGAACTGCTGATGAGTTAGACCAAAATTGGGTAGTTCAACATGCAGCTGAACGTCAAGAGTTTATCTGTCAAGGACAGAGTGTTAATCTATTCTTCCCGTCTGGTTGTGAAAAGTCATATGTAAACAGGGTGCATCTGAAAGCATGGAAAGAAGGACTCAAGGGTCTCTACTACTTGCGTACAGAGGCAAAACAAAGAGCAGAGAACGTATCCGAGAAAGTAGAACGTGTCGCACTCCAAGGCGATACTCGTAGTATTGTCTATGGTAAGTCTGATTGCCCTTTCTGTTCCATGGCAAAGGAAGAACTCAAGTTGAGAGGCATTCCTTATGATTATATTGACCTACAAGAACTCGGAAAAACTACAAAAGAAGTAACAGGACGAGATGTTAAGACCGTTCCACAAATATATATCGAAGGTGAGTATGTAGGTGGGTATGATGACTTAATGGAATATTTTAACAAACCAATAATAACAGAAACAGACGCAGACGATGAATGTCGTGCGTGTGAGGGATAACCAATGGCACTATTAGATTTTAGCAAAACATACAAACCTTTCCTCTACCCTTGGGCGGTAGAACTAGTAAAGAAACACGAAGAGATTCACTGGATTGAAGACGAGGCGGAATTGTCCGAAGATATTCAAGACTGGAGAACTAAACTAAGCGAAAATGAAAAAGAATTCATCACTCAAGTATTGAGACTGTTTACTCAGTCGGACGTACAGGTGGGTGAGAACTATCACGAGCTGTTGATTCCTAAGTTTAAGAACAACGAGATTCGTAACATGTTGTCCTCATTTGCAAACCGTGAAGGTGTACACCAACGTGCATATGCATTGTTGAATGACACTCTGGGTTTACCCGATGAAGAACACTCTGCTTTTATGGAATACAAAGAGATGGCAGATAAGATTGACTTCATGAAAGAGGGTGATATCAACTCGCATACAGGTCTTGCACTCGTACTTGCACAATCTGTATTCAACGAAGGTATGTCATTGTTTGCGTCATTCGTGATGTTGTTGAACTTTCAACGTTTCGGTAAGATGAAAGGTATGGGTACGATTGTTGAGTGGTCTATCAGAGACGAGACTATTCATGTACAAGGCAACGCAAAACTGTTCCGTGAGTTTACTAACGAACACCCACGAATCGTTAATGACGAATTGAAATCTAAAATCTATCAGATGGCACGTAATGCTGTCAAACTAGAAGACCGATTCATTACACTTGCGTACCAGTCTGGTAATATTGAGGGTCTATCTGAAGAAGAGGTAAAACAATATATTCGTCACATTGCAGACCGTAGACTGTTACAACTTGGTATGAAACCAAAGTTTGGTGTCAAAGACAATCCACTACCGTGGTTGGACTGGGTACTGAATGGCGCATCACACGACAACTTCTTTGAGAAGAGAGTCACCGAGTACTCCGTAAATGGTATGGAAGGTGACTGGGGTTGGGTTGATGAGGCTGATAAAGTAGTGGGTGTTGCCTAGTGGAAGAAGAGAACGAAACATATGTTTTGGAATGTTCTCTATGTGAAACCGAAACAGAGGTTCTTGTAAAAGACTGTGAAGAAGAACCCGAATATTGTCCCATGTGCGGAGTGACTATAAACTAATCATATATACCATTATGTGGATATATGAAGATAAAGAGTTTGAACCAGAAGACGAAGTCTTGGAGCAATACCAAGGCTTTGTCTACTGTTTGACAGAGTTAAGCACTGGTAAAAAGTATATTGGTAAGAAATTCTTCTGGAAACCCAAGATACTCCCTGTTACAAAAACAAGAAAAAGACGCAAAAGAACGAGAGTCCAATCGGACTGGCGGGACTACTATGGTTCGTCCGAGAAGGTAAAAACCCTCGTAGAAGGGGGGCAGGACTTCAGGAGAACCGTTCTCAGACTGTGCCGCACTAAAGGTGAGTGTTCGTACTACGAAGCGAAACTACAATTCGAATATGATGTTTTGTTGAGTGATGAATACTATAATGAATTCATTGGTTGTAAGATACATGCAAAACATATTAAATCGTAACATAATCGGCGGCCCTCTAGGAATTATCTACAATGATATGTCTAGATTCGATATTGATATTGCAATCAATCGAATGAAGTGGAGACTCTTTGATGCGGGTGCAAAGAAGGGTGACCTAGTAACCATCTCAATCATGGAAGTGAGTCTTGACCATGTTGCGTCTATATTTGCGTGTGCAGAGATGGGATTGCGAATCTTTATTCTAGACAGTCCCGCAACCAAAGAATCTCTACCATTTACCAAACTCGCATTACACGGCCCATCCGACTACTACATCTATAGTTCTAACGAAGACACCACCAAAATCTATAACGGTCTGCACGATGAGATGATGAAACGATATGGTGGAGTCGGTATTGATAGTGAAGAACCGACCAAAGAAGTCTGGTTCCAAGGAGCGGAGGTATACCCAACTGACCCATTCCTAGTAAGTTCCACATCTGGCACAACTGGCCCATCTAAAGCAATCACGTTTTCACACCAAGAGGTGATAGGAATATCTCACCGTAATATTGATATCTTTTGGTTTGGTGAAGATGCGAAGGTAATTCATTCCAGAAACTTGCACCACGCATCTGCAATGTTGACCCACCTATTACCCGCACTCATGAACGCATACTCACACAGTTCATTTGCGATTGGTCATGACCGCAGCGCAGACGAAGACCTCAATAGACTATCGGGTCTAAAGGACTTAATCAAGACGCCCCCGTCCAACATCATGATACCCAATAAAGAGGAACTTTATGATTTCCTAGAGACTTTCGCTGGGCCATTCAAGAGAACTGTTAATATCAATATGTGTGGATTTGTATTGGATGAGGAGTTTGTTGAACTTGCGAAAGAATACAATGTTCATTTTCAGTCACATTTCGGTACTATTGATACCGCTATCCCACTTTTTATAAACCGTGTGGGAAAAGACTCTACAATTATCCCTAATGGTCTGGGGGTATTGGCCGATGATTTCTACAAGACCACCCTAGAAAATGGTCGTATGAAGGTAGAACACGAGTGGTGGAACGAACCTCGTTATATTGAGGACGATATAGAACTAATAGACGGACAATATGTATTACACCCGAAACCAAGAAATAATGTAGAATTGCCCGAAGGATTTGACATCACGCCTTTCTTCCAAGACACTAAAATCAACTACGAACAACTACGTGGCCACCTAAAAATAATTTAAAAAAAGTGTTGCCAAACCTTGCTGTTGTTGTTATAATAAGTACATAAAGTGAGAAAAGGAAATGATTATGTTTAAAGAATTTATTGAGTATGTTAACGGGTTTTACGGTAAAGGCGGTATCTACGCCAAGGAAGACTACGCAACTATTCCCCAAATCCAAGCTGCGACTGAAGCGTATATCAACAGGTTGACTGAGACAGTCACTTGGGGTGGTGGCGACAGTCTTGATAGAGAGAGGGTTGGTCAAATCCTTGTGGATGAAATGAGTGTGAAACTTTATTGAAAAAAGTGTTGCCAAAAGTTGCTGTTGTTGTTATAATAAGTACATAAACTAAAGAAAGGAAAGAAATTATGGCGTTTGTATCTCAAGAAGAAAAGAAAGCCCTTGCTGTTGAAGTCAAGAAAGTCTGCAAAAAGTATGGGTTCAAAGTGAGTCTGAGTGTCAGACATCACAGTACTTTGGTCGCAAAGGTCAAAGGTGCGAAACAAATCCTTGAGGGGTACTGTGCAGAACAGATGACCCCTTTTAAGGTTGCCAAGAGGGAGTTCAACGGTTACAATAACTTCTCTCCCGAAGCAGTTATGGAAGAGTCTGCGAAGTGGGGTCACGATGTGAACCTTTACTGGTTTGAAGAGAACTACTGTCCTACTGGGGTGAAGTTCTTAAAAGAACTAAAGGCGGCGATGGAAGGGCCTGAGTTCTTCTGTGAAGATGATGCAATGACTGACTACTTTCACAGAAGTCACTACACTGACGTTAACCTGTACGCATAATGGAACAGTTTAAGGAATGATATATAATGGGTATGAGTGAGAAAGAAATTCTCAAGAAAAAAGGTGCGATTGCGATTGAGGAATATATTGCAATCGCACAAAAAAGACTTGAAGAAGCTAAATTAAACAAGGACGAAGAAGGAGTCGCAGTTGCGACTTATCTCGTTGCAGAATATGAACAGATGTTGGAAGAATTTGTTAAATATTATGCTAAGTAGAGAACCTTCCGAGTATATATAATATTATAAGAGGAAACTATGCAAAAAGAAGTGTTTGAAATCTTCGAAGATTTCACTAAATTGAAAGCAAGAAAAGATAAGATTGCTTTCCTACAACAACAGGGTAACGAAATTCCCGCTATTAAAGATGTCCTTCGAGGTGCATTCGATGACCGTCTCAAGTTTGTCTTACCCGAAGGCAAACCACCCTATACCCCAAATAGACCCGAAAGTGTCCCGTCAACTTTACGTAATCTTCACCGACAATTTGGTGACTACGTTGAAGGAGCTAGGTCTAAAGAGATGGGTCAAATTAGGTTAGAAACAAGATTCATTCAGATGTTAGAAAGTATCCATGCTGAGGATGCACTAATAGTTCTGGATATGGTGGCAAAGAAACCACCAGTCAAAGGTTTGACAAAAAAGATTGTAGAAGAGGCATTCCCTAATTTACTTTCTTAACTTCGTTATGTTTCTTTTAATAACAAGGAGCGCAACATATGCCAAGAAACCAAATAGAGCGATTGAAGAATGATAGCAGAGAACTTGACAATTACATCCACCGTCTCAAGAAAAAGGGAAGAGACAACCTTGCTCACAAGTTAGCTGTTAAAAAATCATTACTTAATCAAACTATTGCCGAATATGAAAATTCAAATTCACTTCTAGCATAAAAGGTAGGTGGTAATTATCTCGGAGGGGGTGCTGGTCACCCCCTTTCGTCATTTGGAAATAAATTATGTTATTGACTATGTTAAAATCTAAAATCCACGGTGCAATCGTCACCGAATGTGACCTTCGTTACGAAGGGTCTATTGCAATCGATGAAGATTGGATGGACGATGTCGGAATACTCCCCAACGAACAAGTAGATGTTGTCAACCTAAATACAGGTGGACGATGGACTACTTACGCTATTCCCGCAAGACGGGGCAGTGGTTGGATAGGTGTCAATGGTGCGGGTGCAAGACTGGCGGTCGAAGAAGACGAAGTTATCATCATGGCATATTGTCAAACATCTCAACTGAAAGCAAGATGGTTAAAACCCAAAATTATAACTGATGAGGAAATGTACAAATAATGCCGTTATATACAATCATTAATGACAAGAACGGAGAAACCGAAGACCTAATGTGTTCGTATGATTCTCTACAGGAGAAACTGGAAGACTTGGGAGAGGACTGGAGACAACAAGTGGGTGCTCCAAATCTTATTACTCATACAGGTAGTGTGATTAGTAAAACTTCGGGGGACTGGCAAAACTTAATGACTAAAATTAACAAAGGTTCTGGAAGAGGGAATACCGTCAAATCATGACTATGAAACGTCTCAAAATAGACCACTTACTAACATACCAAGCGATTACCGAAAACCAAGGGCTTGCATACGAAGCATTCAAGGAAGGAGACCACCTCGTTCTTTGTGGTTCTGCGGGTACAGGTAAAACCTTTGTAGGTATGTACCTTGCACTACAAGATGTCATGGATAAATCTTATGACCAAGACAAACTTGTTATTGTAAGAAGTGTAGTCCCTACCAGAGAGATGGGTTATCTGCCAGGCTCTGTGGAAGAAAAGATTGATGCTTATGTTGCACCTTATCGTGCAATCGCAACCGAACTATTCAACGAGAAGACTGCATACGAGAACCTAGAACAACAAGGTCATATTGAATTTGTGTCTACATCGTTTATTCGTGGCACAACTTTAGATGACTGTATTGTACTTGTGGATGAGATGCAGAACCTCACCTTCCACGAATTAGATAGTATCATTACAAGGGTGGGACGTAACAGTCGTATTATCTTCTCTGGTGATTATTATCAGTCTGACCTCAAGTCGAGTTCAGACAAAAAGGGTATCCTTGACTTCATGAACATCATAGAAGTCATGAATAATTTTACAACCGTAGAATTTGGATGGGCAGATATCGTCCGTTCAGACTTTGTTAGAGACTATATAATGACAAAGGAAATGGTTGAAAGAGGAAACATAAAATGAAATTAAGCAAAAACTTTTCACTCAAAGAGTTTACAAGGTCAATGACCGCAACTCGTTTGGGTATTGATAACACACCTGAAGGCGAACACTTAACGGCTGCAAAAGAATTATTCACTAATGTGATTCAACCAGTGAGAGACAAATTTGGTATCACTCGAATCACTTCGGGTTATCGTTCACCAGCACTAAACGAAGCAATCGGTGGTTCTACAAAGTCACAACACTGTAAGGGTCAAGCTGTTGACTTTGAATGTGACAGGGCAGATAACCTAGTAGTTGCACAGTGGATTAGGGACAATTTAAAATTTGACCAACTCATCTCGGAGTTCTATGAAGCAGGTGACCCAACATCTGGTTGGATTCACGTTACTTGGGTAAGTGCAGAACACAATCGTAACAGATGTCTGACCGCAAAACGTGTAGATGGTAAAGTACAATATAGTGTTGGATTGCCTGAATGAACTTAATCTTTCAATATATGATTACGAACGAGGAAACCGAGAAACGGAAGTCTGTTCCTGAGTATCCCCAAGGTACACGTTCTGAGTTATATCGTGTAACTGGTGACCTGTCGGCAAAATCATTTAGAGAGTATGCCAGAGATATTGGTGTGCATCATCAATACTCAACCAAACAAGTATTTACTGCGGGCAAGACTGGTTCAACTGTGCTGCTTTTCGAGTGCTTGCGTATCATATATGACCCAATATATGACCGCTATGATAAGATTGCGTTTATCGACAGTGACATTATCTGCAACACACGAGAGAACATTTTTGACCAAACCAATGGTTATGATGTGACGGGTGTCTTTGAATCTGAGATACGTTCTGGTACGGATGGTGGATACAATACTTGGGACTACAGTGACAAGATTAAGAAACAGTTGATTACCAAGTATGAACGTAACGGTATCCCAATTGTACCCACAGAATCCCCATATCGTCCGTCCTGCGTCACTACATTCAATACTGGGGTATTGGTATGGACTAAGGAAGCACGTCTCAAAGCGAGAGAGTGTTTCGATGACTGGTATGAATATATGGCGGATGGGGACAAACACGGTGACCCATTCTGGTTGAATAACGACCAACCCTTTATCTCTGGCCAGTTGACCAAACATGGGTTCAACATTCAGAGTATAGACCAGAAATGGAATGATACCCCAACCCACTGGAAAGATGACCGTGGATATGACATGAACTTTCTCCACTACACTGGTGGTGGTAATAAGGTTGTCATGTTGGATGATTATGAAGCTGATAAATTCAGGTATCTCGTAACCGATGAATACAGGAATCCTTGGCAAGAGCCATAAACGCTTGACAAAACATGTTTATCTTGTTATAATACTAACATGATGAAAAAAGAACCATTAACAAAAGGAAAAGAAGTGCTAAGTCAGTACCATAAGGTAATACTTACAGATGCAGATGGTGTTCTCCTGAACTGGGGATATGCCTTCGATGTGTGGATGACCGAGAAAGGTTATGTCGCAGAAGACAAATTAAAGTATGATATCGCAGAAATCTACGGTATCACTAAAACAGAATCTAAGAAACTAGTCAGAGAGTTCAACGAGTCTGCCCATATGGGTTTTGTGCCTCCGTTAAGAGATGCAATCCAGTATGTCAGAAAGTTGCATGAAGAACACGGTTATGTGTTTCACCTGATTACGTCAATGAGTAAAGACGAGAACGCACAGAAACTAAGAACAATGAACATTCAGAAGTTGTTCGGTGAGACTGCGTTTACCAAGTTCATCTACCTCGACACTGGGGCAGACAAGGATGAGGTATTGAGTCAATACGAAGGAACAGATTACACTTGGGTTGAAGACAAGGTTGAGAACGCACACGCTGGTGCAAACTTTGGTCTGGATTCTATTGTCATGGAACATGGATACAACATGGACGATGACAGTTTCCCACTCATGAAGGGTTGGAAAGACGTGTACGAGTACCTAGTCGGTTAAAACCTCTTATATATAACTACATGAAAAGATATGTAGGTTACTCAGAATATTACCATGACGCTGCAATGGCCATCGTTAACCCCGATGGTTCAGTCGAATGGGCATCCCAATCAGAACGTTATAGTGGTAGAAAACACGATGACTTAATACACCCACCTATGTGGGAGTTTGTCAACAGAGAAGACCACGTAACTTTCTACGAAGACATTGATTTACGAAGAGAGAAGATGGGCGGTTTCCGAACCTTTGGTGGTTGGTCTGACCGTGGATTTCTAAACGAAAAAGCAGAACAAAGCACTCCAATGCGTAACTCATTGATGTTTGATTCTTTCAATCTACATCATGAAAGTCATTGTGCTCTTGCATTCTTTACCCGACCTTGGGAATCAAAAGAAGATACTGTTTGTGTTTCTGTGGACGGTTCAGGCGAACTCGAATCAATCGCAATCTATGACCACAACCTTAAACCAATTAAAAAAATTATGTGGCCTCAGTCCTTGGGTTCACTCTATGGTCAAGTCGTTGTATCATTAGGATATCAAAATCTCAGAGATGAATATATCATCATGGGTCTTGCGTCCTATGGCAAACCCGATGACACCCTCTACGAAATACTATACAACGCTTACCACTGGTATGAAAGTGACCATGGGTTGAGGGTTAAACAGATTGTAGATTTTGAGGGTGGTTCAATTGCAGAAAGTCCCCTGTCAGCAAAATTTGTTCAGTACGGAGAAAGAATTAATAGTAGGTGTAAGGACATTTCACAAGAAGATGCTTCCGCAACTATACAAAAATTCTTTGAGGATGAAGTCCTTGAGATTATGAAAGAAGCAAGGAAGTATGGTTCTAAACTAGTTTATGGTGGAGGGTGCGCTCAGAACGTTACTGCAAACTCTAAGATTTATGAATTGTTTGATGAGATGCATATCGCAATTGCACCCAATGACGCTGGTAATGCTCTGGGGTGTGCTGCATACACATGGCACAAAGAGACTGGTGGAACACACCTGACATGGTCACCATACCTTGGTCACAACATTGACCGAGAGATAGACCCCAAAGAAGTTGCACAATACCTTGTAGATAATAAAGTGTGTGGTGTCGCAAATGGACGTGCAGAGTATGGCCCTCGTGCGTTAGGCAACCGTTCTCTCCTTGCAGACGTAAGATTCGATGTGAAGGATACGGTAAACGATATCAAGCGTAGACATCGATTTAGACCCTTTGCCCCCGCTATTCTATCTGAACATGCAGAAGAATACTTTGATGGCCCAATGAACAAGTATATGCAATTCATCGCAAAGGCAAAACACGACTATTCGTCTGTTACCCATGTCGATGGAACAGCAAGAGTTCAACTAGTGACTCCAGACTGTGAATCAGTCCTTCGTCAAATACTAGAAGAATATTATAAATTAACAGGTGTACCGATGTTACTAAATACATCACTGAACATTCGTAACAAACCTATGGTCAATACCATAGAAGATGCAATCGAATGGGAAAAGAAATATAAAGTAAAGGTGTTTTAAATGGAAGAAAATAAAGATATGCAAAGAGATTTTTATCATCCCGCAGATTCAAATGGGGACGGTAAAGTCTCGGATAGAGAACAGGACATGTATTTTGAGTTCAAAAGAAAGGAACTAGAAGACAAAGATGCAATGCGTGACGCACAACGTAAGATGGCATGGTTTGCCCTCTATGGTATGTTGTTATATCCCTTTGCAGTTGTTTTGACTAATCTACTAGACCTGACCCAATCGGGTATTATTCTGGGTGATATGGCTCCAACATACTTTGTATCGGTTGCCGCTATCGTTGCTGCATTCTTTGGTGGACAAGTATTCGCAAATAAGAAGTAGATAATGGAAAAGGTTAGGTGGAGAGGTACTTGGGGTGTTGGTGATGCTATGCAAGCCCTCAACTGTTGTCATAACTATTCTTTTCATAACAAGAAGAAAGTTAATCTAGAAATGCATTGGGAACACGGTGAGGATTATCTTCACCATCCCGATGACCCCGAAACAATCATTCAAAGAATGGAATGGATTCACAATCAATATCATCGACAAGATGATGTTACTCTCACCCACGTCTATAACTCTGACCTGTTCGAACACGGTAATGTAAACCCAAACAAAAGAAAAGACCGATTCTATTTTGATTCAAATGCGTTTGACCCAAAGGAATCTGCTCCTAATGACTGGGTGTTCAAACCCGAAGCCTTTGTCCCCAAGAAAAAGAAGATAGTTATATGGACACCTCATTATAATAGTGAACCACCAAGAAAGTGGAAAAGGTTCTTGACAAAAGATGATTGGGGTGTTATAATAAGCTCTCTGCGCTGGGAGGGTTGGATACTAGTTGAATTGACCTATAGAACACCTATTAAAGATGTGTTCAAACAGATACAAGAAGCTGATTTTATAGTCTGTTACGATGGTATGTGGCATTATATTGCACGAAACTTTGGTAAACCTTTGTTCGTACCATCATGGGAACAGATTACTTATTTCAATACACCTCAAGCAGTAACAAGACCAAATAGACATGAGGTACTAGATTTCTTTGGAGATGGTAATGAATCATTCACACCCAATCTCAATGAGATGAAATCTAAAGCACAAGACTATATAGACATGTTACAAGAAAGATACTATGAAAGATAAAAAGATACTACAAGTAATAGGGGATTTAGTATGAAAATTGATAGAGCAGTAATTGAAATAAACGGTGGGTGTAACTACTCGTGTACTATGTGTCCTCAAGATATGAGAACAGGTGGACGTGATAAAAGATTCCTACGTAAGATGAACCTATTAGAGTTTGAGAACAACGTAGCTGATTGTGCAAAACATGGACTCAATGTAGTTAACCTAGAAGGTAGTGGAGAACCCACACTGAACAGAAATCTACCTGAGTACATTAAGATTGTTAAGAAGTATGGTGCGAAGTGTTTCATGTTCTCTAATGGATTCCGTATGCACGGTGACTTTATGAAGAAGTGTGTTGATGCGGGATTAGACTTCTATAGATTTTCATTCATTGGATACAATCCTGATAAATATCAAGAATGGATGCATAATACTCAAGGCGGTAACTTTGATTTCATTTGTAAGAACATCAAAGAGATGCAAGAATATGTAAAAGAAACGGGTAGTGACTGTGTGGTCGCAACCTACCATCTTATAACTGATAATGATAATTTAGAGGAGGAACTTAATGAATATAAAGCAGTGGTTAATAGACTTGGAGTTAAAACAGAAATTTGGAAGATGCATAACTGGTCTGGAGTCTATGATAACAAAGACAAACGTCAAGGTAAAGTTAAAACGTGCGGTAGGCCATTCTCTCCTGATGTTGTTATACGTGCTGGCGGTCTTGACGGGAAAACTGGGGCAGTGGCTCCTTGTTGTCAAGTCTTGGGCAGAGACGAAGAGGCAGTCCTTGGTCATACGAGTGAGAAGTCTATAGAGGATATATGGAACGATATTCCATACACCGAACTTAGGGAACAACACACAACAGGAGATTATCCCGACTATTGTAAGGGGTGTGACTTCCTTCTAGATGACCCTGAAGTATTAGTCTATAGTAATCACGATAGAGACCTACATAAGATGCATGGAACTGATTTTGACCTTGAAGATTACCGATAATATATGGATGATACAGATACCTGATAGTAAGGTATCTCAACATTATGCAAAACAGGCAATACAAAGTTGGGAATCTCACGGTTTTCAAGTAAATCTATTTGATGCAGTCACTCCAAAGACTCTACATCTATATGACGATATACAGCTTGACCAGTATCACGGTAAACGTGATTTCACTGATACTGAAATGGGTTGTTGGTATAGTCACTATCTGTTATGGGAGAAATGTGTTGAAGAACGAACGCCCATAACAATTATAGAACACGATACCGAATGTCTTACTTCTGATATGCCTATTATCGCACCATACTTTTCAATCTGTGATTTTCAGAATAATGAAGAGTTTCATAACTATTGTGATAGGTTTGAAGGACACCCTTATTGGTGGCATTACAAGTTATGCCCTATTACTTCTGGATATTATATTGAACCAGAACAGGCCGAAGACTTGTTATTAGAATGTGTGACCAAGAGACATACAAGATATGTTGATGATATAATGTTTGATAAATTAAATAAAGATTTAAATTTAATTGCGGATTACTGTAGACCTATATATGATACAAAGGTAGGAGGAACAGTTGACCACTAGAATGATATTCCAAGTGTCGGTGGGTAAACCATCTAAACTATACGAACACTGTATTGAATCAGTCGCACATTATTGTGCGAAGTATGACATTGAACATATCGTATTGACTCAACCTAAACTAAGAATCAAACCTGATATCTTTACCAGTGGACGTAGTGAAGAATCCTACATGAAATATGGTGGATATCTTCCTATCTTTGAAAAGGAAAATGCATTTGACTATCTCGATAGATTTGACCAGATTGCAATTGTGGATGCCGACATTTACATCCGAAATGATGCACCCAATATATTTGATGATTTTGGTACTGACCACGCATTTGGGGCAGTAGTAGAGCGTGAAATGGATATACAGTCTTGGTATGGAAACAAGATTATAAACTATTCACAGATGCAGTACCGACACCTACACAGTTCTGGCCATGGAGACTTCAAACCAAACAATCTGGGATACGAGTTCTTTAATATGGGGTTGATTCTCCTGAACTCCAAGTTATTCAAACCATACCTCAAGGGACAAGACCCTCACAGTTTCCTGAACCGTATGGAATTTAAAGACTTTGTAGACGGTGTTGGTGCATACAAGTGGAGTACTGACCAGACCCTACTAAACTATTTCCTGAAGAAGTATAGAATACCTACCAAACATATGGAAGGTAAATGGAATGGACTATTCAGTGCAATCAATAATGTAAAAGATTGTAACTTTGTGCATTTCTTTCTAAAGGATAAACTCCCTGACGGTGGAGAAAATGTTGACCAGTTAATGAGTCAAATTATATAAATACTATAGACAATACCGTCAATTATATTAATAGAGTGAATAGGAGAACCCTAATGTTAAACCCGAACGATTTTGTGAAGAAGATTCGCAAAGATAACCAAGCCCTGTTCGAAGCGTCTAAGATGAACACTAAGGCGTATTTCGAAGGTGACCTTCCTGAAGAGGAGATGGTCAATCACTTCATTGGTCGCATGGTCAATGAACGTATGAACATGCAAGAAATCTCAATGCAGATTGCAAATGCATCCGATGACGCAGACCCTAAAGAGTTAGAACTTCTTTCTAAACAAGCAGCAGATGAAGCAAAACATTACCGCATGGTTCGAGAAGTAATCGAACACATTAAAGGTGAGAAGATTGATGTAGTCCAAGCACTTGAAGATGAAAGAAAGGCAAACACCGCAAAAGGTGCTGCACTTCTAGAGAAGTATGATGCACAAGAAGATGAGGCAGTCCTTGCCGCATATCAACTTGTTGCGGAAGGACGTGCAGAAGCTGTCTGGAATCAGATGGCAGACACCATTCAAGATGAATTCATCTCAACTCGTTATCGTGAGATTGCGAAAGACGAAGGTTTCCACAGTGCAATCGGTGGATACTCGTTACGTAAACTTGCGACAGATGAAGAGACTCAAAGTCGTGTCCAACGTGTTGTTGACGCAATGCGTAAAGACCTATTTGAAATCTCTTGTAGAAATCAAGTTGAAGCAGAAGGTTCGAGAGAACTGGTAAACGCAGCTTACGGTTGGTAGATGAAAATTGGACTCACGCAAAGAGTCCTCACGCACAATAAACAAGTACATGATTCCTTAGACCGTTGTTGGTACACATTTCTAAGGGGTCATGAACTTGTTCCTATCCCAAATCGTGAAGACTTAGATTACGAATCCCTCGCAAAATCTCTAGACCTTCTCATCATTACTGGTGGGGGGAACGAGAGTGTTCGAATTACCACAGAAGTAAACATGGCAACAGAGATGTCTAAGTTGGGCAAACCTATGCTCGGCATATGTCATGGTGCATTTTTACTTACCGAAATACTTGGTGGTAAAACAAGAATAGGTAAAGAGGGACATTATAATGTCGAACACTTGGTACATAGTAAGTATCAACCCCACAGGGTAAATAGTTTTCATAATGTTGCTATTGACAAAGTACCACCAAATAGTGTATCATTATGTATAGACGAAGATGGTGATTGCGAGTCTTGGATAAAGGATAATATTTGTGCTATCGTGTGGCATCCTGAGAGGATGACCATACCCTATATACCCAAAGAGATAAAAGAGATTATAAGATTATGAAGGGAATGTTAAATATAGAAAATGGTGAAACCTATAAGGTTCGTGACGTATGGAGTTATGACGTTACGGTTACCAAAGACTCAGTCCACTACCTTGGAGATGAGTTTGAAGGAACAAGTTATCTAATGGGTAAGAATTGTGATATTGATGTGAAAAAAGGATACACCATTCACCGTGGTGATTTTGCAGGACAGATAGGAAAAGAGTTTCTAGTATCTGGCGAGACGTTTGCTCATATAAAATTCTATGGATTATCCATGAATGATGACCGACTGTTTATACCTCATGGTCTACCGAAGGGTAATCTATCCTACATGGATGGTGGTACAAACACCACCGCAGTAAATCCTGGCAGACTGGGACTTCCTGTTATCAACTATGTCCACTTCCCCGCAGGGATGAAACAAACCCTACACACCCATCCAAGTCAACGTATTGGTCTTATACTTTCTGGTAAAGGTGAGATTGAACTTGACAATGGTGTAATGTTTCCTATCAAAGAAGGTGACTGTTGGGTGATGGATAGAAATGTGTTACACAACTTCATGTGTAACCAAGGTGAAGATGTCACCCTATTTGTGTTCAGTCCTGACTCTGGTACAGGGCCGACAGATGAAATTAATCCATTGAAGGTGAGAACTTATGTCGGACAAACACGGGTCTAAGAAACTACTCATAATTACAGGGCCCCAAGGTTCTGGAAATCATCTATTCAGCAAGGTGTTCAGTTATCATTCAGATGTAGTGGGATGGGACTTTGGTGACAAGTACTGGATACCATCTGACGAAGAACCCTTTGCGGAGTGTTGGGTTGACCCATCCAAGACAAAGAGTCAATTGACCCAAGACTATGTGGTTGCAAATGTTAGTGTACCATTTGTCTATGATGGCGTCAAGCAAATTCCTCAAATACAAGAAGTTGTTTACGAAGCACAAGATGCGGGTTATGAAGTGAAGGTCTGTATCGTAACAAGAGACCGAACCATTAACGAAGAACAACAACTCAGAGTTCGTAAGGAAGTAACCCTACCAACCGCCTTGCAGTACTACTACAACCTAGATGCGACTATAGAATTTATATCACACGAATCACTCTACCTTTATGGTGGTGCATATCTGAAATGGTTAGGTAAAGTTCTTGACTTTCCGATTGCCTATAGTGACGAACGAATATTGAAAGACATCAAAGAGAACCAGAATGCAAAGTACGTGAAACACGTAGAGGAACACTGGTTGGATGAACATGTATGGAATGGGATAAGACCAAAAAATGAAAGGTAAGTATTTATTAATGACAGGAGCGCCAGGCAGTAGATGGTCTGGGGTTGCAAATAACATTCACGTATCTAGTAGTTTTGACCAGACTGATTGCACTGAAGAGAGGTCATTCTCTCATCATAATGGATTAGTACATGGCGGTGCATATTTTGACCCCATGATGGAGTTTCCGTTTCGAAAAGAAGAATGGGACTTGCCTTTTTCTGGTGAAGGTGTTAGACTAATAAAGTCACACACATTAGCTACATCTCTACTTTACTATGTTGACCATCCTATTGTTATGGTATTGAGAAATGATTATGAGTGTTGGACATGGTGGAACGAGTGTGGTGGTTTTGATATCCCCTATCCCAACTATGCATGGTACAAAAATCAAGACAATATGTTTGCTCAGATTACGTTGCAAAATATGTCTATAAATTCTTTCATATATAACCATAGAGATAAAGTAACTAAATGTGAAAGTAATCTTGAAGTACTAAAAAAATTAGGATTAGACTCTAACGTGACAAAAGATAATTATAGTAAAAAAGATGTGAGTGTATATGTCTACCAACCTTAATCCACATATGGATTTTTTAAAAGATTACTTTACATACGACTGGCCAAGTTCACGTACTGCGGGACTTGATAGATATTACTGGACGGGGTTTAAATTAATTGAAGAAATCAGAGAAGGGGAATCAGTTCTGGATGTTGGTTGTGGTCTCAATCCTCTTAAGCGTCATATTACCAATCTTCATGGAATTGATATCACAGACATAGGTTCCGATGAACAGGTTGCAATTGAAGACTACCATACAGATGAGAAGTTTGATGTTGCGTTTGCACTGGGTAGTATCAACTTTGGTGATTGGGAACTAATCCAACAACAGACTAAGTCAATGTGTAATGCATTGAAACAGAAGTCACGTATCTATTGGAGATGTAATCCCGCACACCGTGACCATGGTAATGATAAGGTACAGGATGTGCCTTTTTGGCACTGGACACTAGACCACCACTTGTTGTTATCAAAACAAAACGGGTTTGAGGTGACTGAGTTTATGCAAGACCTTAATCGATATTATGTGAAATGGGAAAGAACATGATGGGGAAAAAAATATTTATTCATATCCCCAAGAACGGAGGAATGACCATAAGGAGAAATCCCGAACTGTCAAGTAAGGTGTTTCTGGCACAGCCAAAGAACCATATCAATCCTGAGTATACCCAAGGTCTTGTTTCTAAAATGAAACAGACTAAAGACCATGAGGGTTATGAACACGCTCGTTGGAGAGACTGGAAGGTAGAACTACGAAATGAAGTTCCTGCTTTTGCCTTCGTTCGTAATCCTTGGGACAGGGTTGTGTCTCGTTACTTTTTCGCAAAGAAAGTTATTGAAATAGAAGAGAACTCTGACCACTACGGTGAGACTGATTACTGTGACTGTTCATCCTTCGAAGCTTTTCTAGAGGAAAGACATAAGTGGGGAAACGAAGAATATATGTGGCATCGTGCAGTTCGTGGTTGGTATAATGCATTTGATTATGTCGAGAACGGAAATGGTAAAGTCGTTTGTGATATACTTCGATTTGAAAACTATAATGAAGATATTAAACTGTATCTTGGAACTCTGACTAACCCACCACCACGTAATGTGACTGCGGTAAACAAGGGTTCTTATCAAGATATATACACTAAAGAGACTATACAGATTATTGCAGACTGGTATAAAAAAGATATAGACTATTGGGGTTTTGATTTTGATACAGGTGCAACCAAAAACATTTGGAATGGATAAGGTTATATTCATACATATTCCTAAGAATGGAGGAATGACTATACAACACAACGGTGTGTTTAAAGATAAAGTTCATATCCATTTATGGAAAAAAGAACATCGTCATTGGCGATATCTTGATATGAAAGACGATATATTAAAAAAGTATAAAACTTTTGCTATAGTAAGAAACCCTTGGTCAAGAATTGTATCTCGTTATATGTGGTCAAAACTTGATTGGCCAAAAGAATATCCAAAATTTACTTCGTTTGAAGATTTTATTGAACAACGAAATGAATTTCCAACCGAGGATTTTTATATGTGCCCTATTCGTAGTTGGTTAACTCAATACGATTATGTTGTTGAAGAAGACGAAAAAATTAATAGTAACATTCTTCGTTTTGAAAACTATGATGAGGACATAAATTTATATTTTAATTTAAAACATAATGTGACACCTAGTAATGTTACAGGATACGATATATCTTACAAGGATATATACACTAAAGAAACTATACAGATTGTAGCCGATTGGTATCAAAAGGACATTGACCATTGGGGATTTGACTTTGATACAGGTGCAACGAGGAACTATTGGAATGCTTAAACAATTATTTGACAAATACAAGTGCGATAAGGGCACAGAGAAACATCATTACTATAAAGAGTATGAACCATACATGGAGTCTGTAAGAGAAGAACCTATCAATCTTCTTGAGATTGGTACGTTTAAGGCAGCTTCTACTCGTGCATTTCATGAATACTTTCCTAACGGAACAATTTACACTATTGATATCTTTACTCGCACCAATCCCAAAGACCTAGATATTCTGAGTGAAGAACGTGTCAAGTGGTTAAAAGCAGATTCTATGGACGCATCTCTTGGTACGAAAATGAGGAATGCGTGGGGTGATGTCGAGTTTGATTTTATTATCGATGATGGCGCTCACTGGCCCGAAGCTAATCGACTGACCTTTGAGAACTGTATCCCGTTCCTAAAAGATGATGGAACATACTTTATCGAAGATATATGGCCTATGCATCGTATGAGTCAAGCAGAGTTACAACACCCTTGGATTCAGAATAGATTAGACCTGTATGACATGTTGAAACATAACCGTCTTATGACTAAACTCTCAGAATATAGTCACAAGACATACGATAGACGCAAGGAAACTAAGTGTGGTGACACTTATATTATAGCGGTAAATAAATGATAAAGACAATTCTATTTGACCTAGACGGTGTTCTGGTCAGTACTAAGAAAATACATTTCGATGCTTTGAATGAAGCGTTGGATAAGTTTGGTTATCCACAAATAACAGTAAAGGAACATCTATCTAAGTATGACGGTCTGACTACAGAAGATAAGTTGGAAAGGCTGGGTGTATCGAAGGACGTGATTGATAAACTTCAAATACACAAACAATCTGTCACTTACTACAAAATGAACACTATCAAACCGAACAAGGACATTACTGAAGTCTTTGGTAAACTTAAAGAACTTGGATTTACTATTGGTATCTGTTCTAATGCTATCGGTAAGACTGTACAAAAATGCGTAGAGATGTTACAACTTGATGAGTATGTGGATGTTGTTCTGAGTAGTTACGATGTTACCAACCCAAAACCACACCCTGAGATTTGGTGGAATGCAATGATAGGTTTGGGTGTACATCCTTCTGAGTGTATCATCATCGAAGATTCTCCGACAGGATTGATGTCTGCATATTCTAGTGGTGTACCTGAACATCAAATTCTACGAGTTAGTTCTCCCGAAGATGTTACTCTAAGTTTGGTTGATAGAATTCAAAATGGCAAAAATACGACACTTAAATGGGTTGACCCAAAGATGAACGTATTGATTCCTATGGCGGGTGCGGGTAGTCGATTTGCAAAAGCTGGATACAGTTTTCCCAAACCTTTGATTGATGTCAATGGTAAACCAATGATTCAGACTGTGGTCGAGAACCTTGGTATTGATGCAAACTATATCTTTATTGTACAGAAGGAACACCGAGAAAAGTATAACTTAGACTCTATGTTAAATTTGATTGCACCAAACTGTAGAATCATTGAAGTAGATGGTGTTACCGAAGGTGCAGCTTGCACGACATTACTTGCAGAAGAGTATATTGCCAATGAACAACCACTGATTATTGCAAACTCTGACCAATGGGTAGATTGGAATCCAATTGAGTTTATGTATAAGATGCAAGAACTAAACGCAGATGGTGGTATTGTTACTTTTAAAGCAACACACCCTAAGTGGAGTTATGCAAAAGTTGATAATGATGGCATGGTAACCAAGGTTGCCGAAAAAGACCCAATCAGTGATAATGCGACTGTTGGTTTCTATTACTGGAAACGTGGTGAGGATTATGTTGAGTCTGCAAAAGATATGATTGCTATGCAGAAACGAGTGAACGGTGAGTTCTATGTGTGTCCTGTATTCAATCAGGCAATTCTAATGGGTAAGAAAATCTTTGCACATAATGTGAATGAGATGTGGGGACTTGGTACACCCGAAGACCTAGAGACATACTTACGTGGTTGCTAATGAAGATTGCATTGTGTCTATCGGGTAGATGGAATGAGTTTTGTGATTCAAAGTGGGTAGAACGTTCGAGGGAAATTCTTCCTCACGATAAGATGTTCACTGGTTTATGGAATGGTCAAAGTGCGGTGGATACCACCGTAGATTTCTATTTTGATGAACCCGAAAACAAATATCATCCTGTATTTGATACTGAAGCCTATCCTGATGATGCGTCTCGTTTAAGACGGGATATCTTTCCTAAACTACTTAAAAATGCCGAAGAGGGAGACACTAGTCATAGTCAGTTGAAACACGCACATGCATCTGCGAACTGGCACAAACAGATTCTCATACACAATGAGATGATGAAGTCAGTACCACAAGAATACGATATGATTATTCGTACACGATTTGATGTAATAGTATCTGACCAATTACCTTGGGATGATATTATCAAAGATGCATACGAAAGAATAATTCCGAAAGGATTCAATTGTATGAACTACTATGGCACTCATGACTTCAATAAACTTAAAGGTATGAGTAAGGAGACTACTTACTATATCAATGATGCGTTGATAATCCATCCAAGAGAGTGTTGGGATACGGACTTAGTGGATTCTCTATATAAGGATAAGAAGTTAAAAAGTGCAGAAGAGGGATGGTATCAAATACTATCCGAACCCTTTGGATTTTATCATGAGAGTTATCATGGTGGATGTTACCTATCAGAGAGATGGGAGTATGTGAGAGATGTTGATGAAAGCCTTCATAATTAGTATGATAAACAACCATGAGTCCACAGTTGCGACTCGTATGGTTATTGAATCTATTAAGAAAACTAAAAGTAAATTAGAACCAATTATTCTACCCGCAACTACGCCTATGACAATAGGTGACGGAATGGAGTCTTTGGAGATGTCTGGTATAGCTTGGACATATCCTTTGGACGAACACCAAGACGGTCTTGATATGAAAACAGGCCTGCGTCTTACTCATTACAAAACTGCGAACCATCCAAATCGAGTTGCGTGTATGATATCTCATATGAGATGTTGGCAGAAAGCAATCGACCTTGATGAGACCATTGTTGTACTGGAACATGATGCACTGTTTGCCAGACAATTAAAACCTAATGACTTGACAGAAGAGTGGAAAGGTGGTATAATAGGGCTTAATGACCCAAGAGGTGCAACTAGAAGGTCTCAAGAGTTTCATAGAAAAGTATCATCATTCGTTGGCCTACAACCAGTTCCTAGTGTAGATGACTGGGACGTACCCCAAGGTCTTGCGGGTAATTCCGCATATATGATATCACCCAAGGGTGCTAAGAAACTACTAGATAAGGTGAAAGATATCGGAATGTGGCCTAATGATGCATTGATGTGTAAACAGATGTTTCCGTGGTTACAGGTTGTGTATCCTTATTATACAACTATACAGAGGGGGTTGAAGTCAACCACAACACAATGAAAGCATTTGTAATTACAATTAAAGACAATCCACAATCATTAAAGGTTGCGGAACGTTGTATCGAATCTGGATGGAGACATGAACTTCAAATTAAAATGTTTGATGCCATTACTCCTAAAGATAATCCTGTAGAACTATTAAAGACAAGGGGTATTGACCCCGTACAATTTGATGAGAAGTATTCTCGTAACTTGAATTGTATTTCGGCATTCCTATCACACTACGCATTGTGGGAAGCCTGTTCCAAGGGTAACGAGAACTTTGTTATCTTTGAACATGATGCCGTGATGGTGGCACCACTACCATTTGTGTTTCCTAACTATGTGATGAATATGGGAAAACCATCTTACGGTAAGTGGAACACTCCACCAATGTTAGGGATTAATCCGTTAACAACTAAACGATATTTTCCTGGCGCTCATGCGTACATGGTGACTCCAGCTGGTGCAAGACTATTGGTGGAGAATGCGCCACTGTATGCAAAACCAACTGACGTTTATTTAAATCTGACCACATTCCCTTGGTTACAAGAGTGTTATCCTTTCGTTGCAGAAGCTAGAGATACTTTCACGACTATTCAAGTTGAAGAAGGTTGTAAAGCAAAACATAATTGGAAAGAAGGATATGAAATCATCGATGCGTGAAGTATTTTTAACAGGGTGTGACGTAAACACCGAATGGCAATTGCCGTGGTTTATTAAGAAGTATAGAGAACACAATACGACTCCAATTATTTGTGCTGACTTTGGTATGAGCAAGGACGGTCGTAAACTTGCAGAAGAACACTTTGATTTGGTTATTGGTATCATGAGTGAAGCACAAGGGTGGTTCAAGAAACCTCGTGCAATTCTGGACGCAACCAAACTAGATGATGTTGAAAAGGTTTGTTGGTTGGACACTGATTGTGAAGTTACCGATGACATCTCAACTATTTTTGATTTGACCGAAAAGGGTAAACTGGGTATGGTCAAAGACAGGCCTTGGTCTACTCGTAGAGATGAACTTGGAGAATGGTATAACTCTGGTGTAGTCGCAGTAGAAGGAACGCCTAATATCCTACGTGCGTGGGCAGACGAATGTATTCGCAATCCTGTACAGGGTGACCAAGAGGTTTTATATCTTATGATGGGTGGTGATGCCCTCAAGAAGTTATCATGCATTCAACCTATACCACACTCATATAACACTTTAAGATTAGACTACATAGATAACATACAAGTAAAGAATCCAAAGATTATCCATCACACGGGTAAGAAGGGTAATGAAGTAATAAGGAGTCAAATGAATGAATTATCTAATTGAAGCATTGGTTAAAAAACTAGAAGGTGAGATTGCGGTTGCACAAGCAAACATTACGGTGTACCAAAAGAATCCTGCTGGTATCGGAGAACACTCTGATATCGTAGAAGCGATTGAAGTGCAAATCGGTAAGATTGCAGAAGCAGAAGATAAACTCAATGTTTGTCTTGAACATTTTGGATTTGGAAAAAGGAATGCATGAATACAGAACAAAAGTAGTACGTGTCGTTGATGGTGATACCGTTGACGTTGACATCGATTTAGGTTTTGGTGTCTGGTTAAGAAAAGAACGTATTCGCTTACTTGGTATCGACACCCCCGAATCACGAACACGTGATAAAGTTGAAAAGAAATATGGATTGGCTGCAAAAGCATTCCTCAAGAAAGCTTTAGGAACAACCCCTATTCTTAAAACAACAAAGGATGGTAAGGGTAAGTTCGGACGTATCCTTGGTACATTTGTTGTTGAATATGACGATGGTAGTCGGATTGATATCAATCAATATTTGGTTGACAATTACCATGCAGTAGAGTATAATGGACAATCTAAAGAAATTATTAAAGACCAACATTTGGCAAATAGAGAATTAGTACAACTATGAAAGTATTACACAACAACGTCCTAGTGACACAAGCAGAAGTTGAAGAGAAAACCGCAGGTGGTATTATCCTATCGGGTGATGTCACGTCTGGTAATAAGCCAGCAATCGTTATCGCAGTTGGTGATACGGTTGAGGATATCAAACCCAAGAACAAAGTATTTCTTGACTGGAGTAAATCCATGCCAGTAGAGATTGATGGTTTGAAGTGTGCGGTAATAAACCAATTAGATATTAAGTTGATTGTAGAGTAAAACATGAGAGTTAATGTTCTAGGTAATGGTGACCATGCGGGAATCTTTAAGAGAGGAACGCCAGGCAAATTGTTGATTTGCAATATGCCCCCATTTGAAATTCCTCGTAGTGAAGTACACGCAACTTGTATGGTTGACTTCAAGATGATGAAGGCACTTCAAGAGGGTCGCATCAAACTGGACATGTATGATTGGGTATTGGGTCAAAGACCTAAAATCTGGATGGAACAGTCTGGAACATTCTATATGAAATACTCACATCTTATCAAGGGATTCTATACTCATATTCCCCCATATGCGGCAGGAAAGGGTGACCCCAAGATGGCTGCAACTAACTTCAATTGTGGCCACATGGCAGTCCATTATGCATGTGCAAAGATGAGGGCTACCGAGGTTCACATCTATGGGTTTGATAGTATTTTTGATATGAACCTAGAGAGTTTCACTGACCTACTTCTAGAGTCAGACCGCAGTACTGGTAACACTGTTAGACTCGCAAACAACTGGAGACCCATATGGACTAATATGTTTAAGGAGTTTCCTAATGTTGAGTTTAATCTATACCACTCTCATAATAACATCAAGATTCCTATTGGTGACAATGTAAAGATTCGTGCAAAAAGAACTTGACAATTTATATCAAGACTGATATAATTATTAAATGATTGGGAATACGACTTATGGTGAAACTGGATATCATACGAGTCTTCTAAACTTGGGTTCAAGGTTCGAGTCCTTGTAGGTCGGCCAATCAATCACTGCCTCCGTAGTTTAACGGATAAAACAATGCGCTACGAACGCATAACTCGTGGTTCGATTCCATGCGGGGGCGCCAAACTTAGGTTCTTTTCTTCTTTTCTCTTTCTTTCTTAATCCAAGATTTTGCTTTGGCATTCTCTGGTTCTTTATCTAAGAACTTCCGAACATCTTTGTATGCACGGAGAGTCTCTTTCTGGTAATCCTTACCTTCAGAGTTATCAACAATTAACATATTCTTTTTACCAAAGAAAGTCTGGAATGCACCAATGTTCTTTTGAACAGTCTTCCAGTAGTTTGTAACTTCCTTCTCACCAATAGTACGGTCACGTGCTTTATCACGTGCAATTGCAGTATCAAGGTCAGTGTTAACAAATATCATTGCGATATCATAACCCAAGTCTTTCATTGCCTTTGCTTGTTTCTTGACCTTATCAAAGTCTTTACCTGTACCATCAACCACAACACCAAGTCTACCCATAAGGTATAGTGCTTGTTTTTTACCTGTGAGCGCTTTTGCACGACCACGGATATCTTGACCTTGAACTGAGAAGATATTTTCAGGAGACATTTCCAGTCCTGCTTTCTTCATTGCAACTTCATAGGCATCGTCTGAGTTTATAACTTTCAAACCAAGTGCGGGAAGACCAGTCTTACCTACGATGAATGATTTACCAGACCCAGGCCCACCAGCAAGGAACACTGCTTTGAAAATAGCGGGGTCATCAACACCCTCTGTTATAAACTTTTTAAACTTAATCATTAGTATACCTTGAATTCTTTTCTGATTACTTCGGACAGTCTTTGTAGGATAACGTCTAGGTTACCTATAGACTCTTCGTTTTCTTGTAAATGCGACATAGTATGTATGGTATTATTTATATGTTCTGATATCTCAGACATATCTTTTGTGTCACCCGTAATTCTGAGTTGAGTTGCAGGTAAAGGTGTACCGTCAATGACTGATTGGGCTAGGTCTCCACCATCATGACGAGTTTCGTACAAGTCGATTAGGTCAAACCCGATTGTACAAACTGGAGAGAAATCCGTCTTTATATCGTTTGCTTCAAAAGTCTCGTCCGAATTCATCGGAATGCCTGCTAAGAAGACTGCGTCAAATTTTATGTCATCTGGAACGTCAACCATATAGGTACTATCTCCCATGACATATGGTTTGTTCGCAGCAATTCGATTTACATTGAAATGTCTCATTAAACTTCGTGCGAAACTTTGATGTGTTTCTGAATATGCGACATATACGTTGGTCGATACCGAAAAGTGTTTATTAATTATAGGCCAAATATTACTCTGTACGTTAGGCATAATTCTATCAACAGTATTGTCCCATAGACTTGGGTAGTTACTGTCTCTAAACGAAGGCACTACCAAAACATTATTGTATCTTAATCGCACAATAATATTGTTTATAATAATAGACCACATTATCATCGCATTGATACTGTCTTGTTCTACAGTATAATCATAGGTGGGGTCAGATGCCATGAAATCTTGTATCTTTTTCCATAGACTTCCATAACTATTTTCGTCAAGTAACAATGCTCTTGTTTTACTATCGGTCTTTTCGATGAAGACATCGTATAAATTATTCATTAGTACACCTTATAATATTCATTCACGTTTTCGAGATTCAATGCAAGTCTATAAAACAATAGTTGTTGTCTCAGGTTTTTCATATAACCAGCACTAGTTACAAGACGAGTTGTTTTATCATAAACTTTTGTTGGAGTGTTTACACACTCAATGACTCTTTCTATGTGGTCTTCTAAATTGTCTGCACCACCCTTGAGGTCTCTTAAATCGTTACGATAGATATCAATTAGGTCAAAAGTAGATGTACAATATCTTGCGAATTTCTTTTTAACATCCGAAGCTTTGAAACTACCTTTCTTGAATGATTCTGAACCAAGAAGAACTACTACATCAAATTTCTCGTCAGTCTTAATTTTAAAATCACCATCAACTCTGAAATGACCATCAACATCTATGGTATCAACTCCAAACTTCTCATAGATTGGTTTGAAGAAATTAGTACCACCTTTGGTTGAAGTGACCGTCATCTTACCGTCACTTTCGTTAAACTTATGAACAATAGGTAAGAAATGGTCACCCGCACTTTTAACCGCTCTGTAGTTACGGTCTCTCAATCGGTCATACACCGAGTCTTCGAATGAAGTCACCACAAGGATGTTACTGTATCCACCGCAACACAATAGTGCATCAACGATACTTGCGTCAGTGATAAGTGTTGTGAAGTCAGTTACAGTTATACGCTTATTGTTAAAACGATTAAAGTCGCCCAACATACTTATCAATCTTTCTTTCGCATCAAGATTAATGATGTTACTTTGCTTGCCATTCTTGGGTTGAGTGCGGTATAATAACATTACTTTGTACCCTGATAAATTGTCTGTATATGGTCTTCAAACTGTTCAATCTTCTCAAGACGGTTAGGCCACAAGATATATTCCTTTTCGGGGTTTTGTTTGAGATTGTTCAATAGGGGTTGAACCGCATTGTACAGTTTGTCCAGTTTATCTTGGGTTTCGGACACAGAAGTAGACACGTTGGCGACTTGGGACTGTGCTTGTTGCACTGCCTCCAGTTCGTTCTCGTCTACAAGGGTAAACCCAAAATCGAATAGTTCGTTACTCATAGTTCTATTTATACCTCATTTAAATTAAATAACGCTTGACAAAGCATGTTTATTCATGTATAGTGTATTTATATAGTAAGGAGATGAAGATGCAAACCTTTCACGGTTCAATGAAGTATGATATTCATGGTCGCAAACGTAAGACCAATGCATGGAAAAAGACCCCCAAACATAACCCCGAATTTAAACCTCTTGAAAGTTACTCTATAGGTAATGGTGAAGACCATCGTAAGAAGTACCCGTCAGCTAGTGAAATGGGCTATGTCCCACAAAAAGACAACTCTTACAAACTAGAAGAGTCCAAGAAGTTTACTGTCGCACCCGCATACAATAAAGGTGCATACCAAGTCATCCCCCGTGGTGATGTTAAACATATAGGAAAATGATTATGGAAACTCCCTTATTAAACCCCGATACTCGCACTAAATTTGAGGTGTTTGCTCGTGATATGTTTCTAGAAAATTGTTCAGAACGTGATACGTTCAAAGAACCATTGTTGACATATGACGAATATGTCGAAAAAAACATGAAGTTTTTGCTTGACAAATTCAGAGAACTCTGATATAATACTTGTATTGATAATGAGAAAGAGGTGTATGTATGATTACTTTTGCAACACAAGAACGGATTGACGTTCTAAAAGAAAAATTTGATGAGTTGACCGAAGGTATGGATAATTGGAAGATGCCTATTGATACGGTAGTTCCAATCCGTGAACTGGATGATTATCGTGACGCATGTGAGTGGTTTACTGGTTCCAAACTTTATGTTGTCAAACAAGTGAATGAACCAAACTTTGGAGACATGCGTGTAAAAGCGAAGGGTTATTATAATGCAATCGGAAGTTAGAGAAATGAAGGGTGGGTGTATGGTCGAGAAATTCGACATGCCTGGAGTAGACGGTTACCAACTCGTTTATAAATTTGATAATGATTATGGCGCATCTGTAGTCAAACACAACTTCTCTTACGGCGGTGAGAAAGGCCTGTATGAACTTGAAGTGCTTGACAAAGATGGTGGGTTATGTTATGATTCACCAATCACTGAAGATGTAATTGGGCGTCTTACAATGGGTGAAGTCGATAAATTACTTGTGGAGATATCACACCTATGAATATATTTCACTTAGACAATGACCCTAAGATTGCCGCAGAGATGATGTGTGACAAACACGTGGTCAAGATGGTCACTGAGTACGGTCAGATGTTGTCTACCGCACATCGTGTACTAGATGGTGAGTTGTATACCGACAAGACCAAGAATGGTCGTAACATCAAACGGTGGAGACTGAGGGGGGCTGCACAAGAACGTGACTTGTACAAAGCATCACATGTCAATCACCCATCTAACATCTGGACACGTGAGAACGATAAGAACTACCGATGGTTGTTCAAACACTTCCAAGCAACCGCAAAGGAGTATGAGAAACGATACGAACGTGTTCATGCTACCTACGATAAGTTAGGTGGTTATCTGTGGTTTGCGCCACGCAACATTAAACAAGTCGTAAGACTAACAAGATTCGCACAAGCAATGCCTGAGTATTGCAAACGTGAAGACCCAGTAGAAGCATACCGTTTCTACTATATAAATGAGAAGGTAGAATTCGCAAAGTGGAAGAACGTTGAGACACCTCAATGGTTTTCTGAAGGAGTCGCTTAATGACTATGCCCGATGAACGGTATCATGCCCTCAAGAGAACTGCA